GATTTTGATTCTACTTTTGTTATCCCAGAAGGATTCAAGCAAAAGGAGATTACTCCTCAAGCACCGCCCACGACTACCGGCCCAGTGACCACGTCGGGAGGTGTAGGAACTGTAGTATCTGGTAGACAAAACCTTGATTCTGCTCTAGCAATTGATACATTAATAGGAGACGATCCGTTATTACAAGAGATCGCTAAACAAAGGAACATATAATGGCAGTACCAGGCGAACAAGAATCTTTTAAATCACAATCTTTTAGTGCTCCCAAGAGAGCTCCTGTAGTATCATCAGGACCACCAGATGCTGGTAAAAGACTAGCAGCTGAAAGACAGCAAACTCGTGAAAAGTATTTTGATAACAGACAAGATGTTTCTAGTAATCGTCTAGATAGACGACTACTGCAAGCACAAGGAGTAGCCTCTTTTAAAGAACAATTTACTAAGCCAGTCAACATTATTGATCCAGTTACGGGTGAAGTTACAGGAACTGTAACAGGGCTAACTCAAGCAACTGCTGATGCTCCAAGAAGTTTAACTGAAGAAAAAATAAGATTAGCTAATAAATATGGCCCCACTATGGGCGAAATAGCCGGAGACATTTCCTACAGAGCTGGTAAAACTTTAGGTGCTTTAGGTGAAGCAGCTTTATCTGGTAAGGTAGGTTTTCTTGGAGCAATCAAAGAAGTCGCTAACTACGCTCTTGATAAAGCCAACAAAGGCTACGATAAATTAAATCCTGTACAACAAGAGATATTTGATAACCCAAATAAATATCCTTTCGCATCTAATATTTCTTCTATTGATGCTGTTAATAGTTCAAAAAATTTAGCATTAGAAGCACAAAGAGATGTTCTAGGTCTAGGAGCATTAGAAGCGAGTGCAGCGGACGCAACTAATACTTCCGCAGTTGGAGGCGCTGGGCTATCTAGTTTTGTTAATGAACCTATTGGCACATTCGGTGGAGGCACTATGGGCCCAAGAGTTCCTGTAAGAGATATAGAAATTGAAAGATTAACAACACCAGTGTCGCAAACAGAAATATTTCCTGCTGAAGAAATAAAAAAATCAGCCTTAGATAGATTTAGTCCTGAATATCTAGAACAACAAAAAGCATTACTAGACGAGTTAAACTTATCTCCACAAGTTGAAGAGCTATTAAAGGCTAATCAACCAGGAGGAAAAGCACAAAGAGAAGTAGGACTATTAGATGTAATTAATCCTTTTGACGGTGTTCCTACAGGAATGGCTTTAGGTGAATATATTAGTCCTGAAATGTACGACATTCAAAAATTTAAAGATACTTTACCTGAGGGATCTACAATTCCTGAAATGGTTGACACGGTAGTTGGAGGAGACGATCAAGCCTCAGTAACTGATTATAACAACCCCGGCAATCTAACAGATGTAGGACAATCAGGGGCTACAGGAGAAACTTATGGTAATAACTTTGCTGTCTTTCCTAATGCACAGGCAGGGATAACAGCTTTAGAAAACGACTTAGCATTAAAGGTAGGCAGAAGTAATAAAGTAGAAGATATCATTGGTCAATACGCATCAGGAGATCCTAATGTTGGCAACTATATTGATTTTGTTACAAGCAAAGTTGGTCCAACAGTTGATCAAAACGAATTAAATGATTTAAGAGATGCTGTTATTAGATTTGAAAACAAACCAGACATAGCACAACAATACCTAGCCATGGTAGCTGATGGAGGAATGATAGATAAAGAACTTACAAATTTGCAAAACGGTTTACAAAATATGTATAATGGTATACCTTCTGTTCGAAGAAGATGAGAATATTAACACATATAAGAAATTTATTATCAAGTTTCTTTTATAGAAGAAAGGAAAAAGACCCTCATGAAAAGCATTGGGGTATAGGATCATAATGAATACAATTAAAATTACTGACGAATTGAAGGCTAGAGTACGTGACCATGAAGGGTATAGGGACTCTGTTTATCTGGATTCTCTAGGCAAGGCCACTGTGGGCATAGGACATTTGGTACAGCCACATGAAAGACAAAGGTTTAAAGAAGGTGTTGTTATATCAGCGGAGGAGATAGAAGATTTATTTTTAATAGATCTTAATAGAGCCTGTGCAGGAGCAGAACAATTAATATCAGAAAACTACAGAGGAGATAAAAGACTTCCTCAACAAATTGAACATGTAGTGGTTGAAATGGTTTTTCAATTAGGGAAGACAGGTGTTTCTAAATTTAAAAAAATGTGGAAAGCATTGTCAAATGGAGATAAGCAGGAAGCTGCTAGTCAAATGAAAGACTCCAGATGGCATTCGCAAACCCCTGTGAGATGCGAAGCCTTAGCTGAAATCGTTGCAAACTCTTAAAGAGTTCTTCTAATAAAATTAGGGAACTGACCTTCTTCTTTAAAGAATCTGTAAGCTGCGTACCAATCTTTTTTATATTCTGCTTGGCAGAAATCTTTAATTGATTTGTCTTTATCTTCTTGTTTAAAGAAGTTTAAAAAATGATTTTTTGCTTTGTTGGTTAAGTTAAACATTGTTATCTCCTCGGTTTATTTCGAGGAGAATATAACGTTTATTTTTCTTTTTTACTTATGCTTTTTTGAGACGCTAGGTGTTCTTCTATAGCTTCCCACACTTCTATATTAGACCAATGTGCTTTAACACAATCAGATATATCCTCATGTAATACTTTCAACATCTTAATATCCATAGTTACCGGGCTACCTGAACTATTCACAATATGCTGTATTTCTTTTTTTGTTAGGCTGAGTTTAAGTTCTCCACTTTGATAAATTATTCTCATTTAATATCTCCCCAATTTTTTCCTATCTCTGCATCACACTTGACAGGTACATGTAGTTCAACAGCAGATTCCATTATCTCTTTAATCTCTTTTACCTGGGTCTCGCTGGCTACGGAGACATTGAGTTCGTCATGTATTTGAATCATAGGAATAACCCCTACATCCTTCCACAGATTCACCATGGCTTTTTTGGTTTGATCTGCTGCTGAACCTTGTATTAACCTATTCAATGCACGATAGGTACCTGCTCTTTTTATTTCATTCCAGCCCCAAGTCTTTAAGGCATTCTCTTTGGACATCATTCTCTTGTCATGAAAATCCTTATTTTCATATAATTCAAAACGACAACGTCGTCCGAGCAGGGTAGTGATATATCCGTTTTGTTCGGTATATCTTGTAGCTTTAATAATAATATTGTTTAGGAAGTGAACATTGTCATTGTATTTTTGTTTCAATGCTTTGGCTTGTTCGGGACTAATATCTAGCGAAGCTGCTAATTTAGCTATTCCCATACCATACATAAGACCTAGACCTATAGTTTTAGCTTCTTTCCTTGATATTTGGGCCATATCGGCAGTTACTTGGTGGAAGTCCTTTCCTTCATGGAAGAACTTAATTAGGGTCTCAGCGCCCTCTAAACCGTGTTTTTTTGCGTAGTGAACTAGCAATCTAGGCTCTTGTTGCGAATAATCGAGAGATGCCCACTTTTCTCCCTCTTCTGGTAGAAATAAGGATCTGATCTTAGGGCCGATAGCTTCGTTCCTAGCAGGGACCTGTTGTAAGTTAGGATTGTTCATGGACAACCGCCCACTGACCGTGCCACCAAACTCTCCTTTTAACTGATTAATTTCTGCATGAATACGACCATCAACTTGATGTTTTAAAATAGAATCAATAAAAGTGGTATGAGCTTTATTATATTCTCTAGCTATAGATAAAGAATTAATCAAAGGATTTTTACTTTCCCTCATCGCTTCATTGCTAATCTTGGCTTGATTATTTATTTGAGTTCTTTCGTACTTCTCTCCTAGTTGATCAAATACTTTTTGAAGAGAAGCTGCTGTGTATATGTCAGAGGCGTCAACTTTAATACCTGTTTCTTTTTTAATGTTTTGATAAATCTTTTCTTCTTGTAATTTGAAAAACTTCTTTGTCTTTTCTGCTTGATCTAAATCAACACGGACACCTTTCCAACGCATTTCAATTAGTAAACGAAGTAGATCTGTTTCTAAATTAAAGACATCAGTCAATCCTTGCTTTTGTATTTCAATACGTAAGAACTCCCAAAGTTTTAACGTTAGCCGGGTATCTTGTTCCGCATAAACACCTGCATATTCTACAGGAACTAAATGCATATTCTCAATCGCTTTGAAGCCATGTTCTTTTCCAAAGTCTTCTAAAATATTTCCTTGTTTTCTTTCTCCTAAATAATCTTTTGCTAAATTGTTTAAACTATAACTAAATCTATTCTCATCAACCAATGGAGCTGCTAATAGTGTGTCATAAATTTTTGATACGTTACATTCCACACCCCAACGTCGAAGCCACCCAATATCATAAGAAGCGTTATGACAAATAACAATTGGATCTTGTTTAAATAATTTACGGAGCCAATCCTTTACTTGTTGTTCAGGGAAATTTCCCCCTCGCTCATGGCGCACGGGAAAGTATCCATCAAACCCTTCGATTGAAATAGCAACACCTACAACAAAACCTTTGTTCGTTGCCCACCCGCCACCTAATTTTTTAATCTCAGGATCATAGGTTTCTAAATCTATGGCTACTTGTTGTATCCCTGTAACATTAGGAAAGCTTGGTCGTGTCCATTCAGGTTTATTTTCTTTCTTTAACAAATCCATTTGTTGTTCAAATATCATCTTAGTATCTCCTCAAATTCATATTGTGAAGTTGATGGGATAATAAATAAATTCTCTTTTGCTCTAGTCATTCCTACGTAAAAGACTCTTCTTTCATCATCCCTATTTACAGCCATTCCATCAGCTATTCTTTTGGAGATATCAGTAAATAAAACAACATTCTGACTTTCTCCTCCTTTAGCCCCATGGATTGTTGATAATCTTAAATTAGATTTCTTATTAAGATTATAGCCCCTTCTAATTATTTGCCTCATGTAAACAAGTTCTTGATCTCCGATACCATTCAAAGCGATATCCCAAGGAGTTTGAATGTTTGTATTCAATCCCCACTCTTGAGATAATTCTTGATACGAATATTTCTTTTCCTCATCAGCACCTTTCATCTTTTTGAATCCACGAGCAATACCATTCTCCCCTGATTTAATATATTGATACATAACTTTTACGTCAGGTAAAGAAACTTCTGAATTATTTTGAAGAGCACTCCAACAATTAAAAGCAATCAGCACTTCATCTTTGATAGATAATTTATTGTTCTTCTCAAATAAATATCCTTTACTTCTTAAATCATTAGCAATTTCATTAAGATAATAATTTGTTCGACACAAAACTAACCACTCATTTTCTCTAAAGTTTAATCTTTCATAGCTAATGTTAGAAACATTTCCTAACGCTTCACGAGATCTCCATTCTTTTGGTATTCTATTTTTTACTTTACCAATTAATTTATTGGATCTTAAAAAAACATTTTTTGGTATTCTATAAGACTGATCTAAAACTCTCTCATGACATTTCAGGTTAATCAACTTAGACACATCAGCGCCACTCCAAGAATAAATAGCTTGATCGTCATCCCCACCAAGATAAACAACTCTTGCTTGATCCATCATAATTTTCACCATGTCCCATTCCACAGGTTTTAAATCTTGAACCTCGTCTACAATTAAAACTTCTAACTTTGGAGACTGATTTTGTTTTTTAAACTCTACAATCAAATCAGTGTAATCGAATACCCCTTTGGCTTTTTTAAAACGATGATAGTCATGAGCCACTCGTTGTAATCTCTCAAAGCCCCCTTGAATGTGGCCTGCTCTTTTGTACTCTTGATGTAATGTCGTGTTCTTTACCCGGTATAAATCAATTAAATGAAAGCCATCAGGATCGCCCCACGATGTACTATTTATAGAACGTAAAGCAGGAGATAAATCTACCCCATACTCTTGTTTAAATTCTTCAAAGTCTTGTTCTTGAATCATGTCAGTATGCGTGCAACCTAAGAACTGATAAGCACAAGAGTGTAATGTTCGAAACCACTTAAACTCTTTTCGATCTATTTTAAACTTGTTGACTGCTCTAAAAATGGCTTCGTTTGTAGCTTTTTTAGTAAAAGAAAAATATCCAATTCTGTCAGGTTCTAAATCTTGTTGTAAGTTTTCTTCTACGTATTTTAAAAGCGTAGTTGTTTTACCTGTACCGGGAGGACCAATAATTTTGTAAACGTGATCTAAAATGGTATGACCTCTTCTTCTTTTTGTTCAACAATATCTTCTATCTTTTCAATCGAGTTGAATTTATCATTGTCCACGAACCAAACCAATTGCCCCGGTTTATTATTAAGTTTTCTTTTTGTACAATCCCCACCTAAACCACGAATGAATACAGCTACTTGGTTAGTAGTCAGAGCTGCGTGCTTTCTGTTTCGCATGTACTCTTGCAACTGATCAATACGAAAGAACACTTTGTTTTCTTCATCGTCCACGAAACACTGCCCATTGAGAATGTCATCAATGTCCATAGCGTTTGCTTGGTTAGAAATATATTTTGCTAGAACAATCTTGAATTGACCTTCTGGTGTCATCTCTTCATCAGTTTTAACTTCAATAGCTTTTGATACAAGATTAACAACGAAAGCATCAAAATCATTTCTAGCCATCATCGGAGGCATTGATTTAGTTTTGACTAAACACTTTTTTCTAAACTTATGTTGATCATACAATTCTTCAACGGTACATACAATTGTGCTCTCTTGATTAATTGTAATATGATAAATAGCATCATCATTGTTTCCATATTGAGTGACGTTACCAACATCTGTAATAACACTATTCTCACCAATACCAAATTTTCTTAAACGACATTTAGATTTATTACAGAAAGAACACATTGGTTGATCTTTACATTTATATCCCCAATCTTTCTTATCTGCTTGTTTAATAACCTTTTCAATTTCTCTTGGTCGAAGTGCTTCTTCAAAATATTCATGATGAAATTTATGCACTTCATCTTCAAAAGACTCTCCATACTTCTTCTTAGCATAGACCGCATATTGAAATAAGAAGTTGTCTCTACTACCTTTTTGTACCTTACCATTCTCTGTTAGGTAGGCTTCGATGCAATAAGGTGCATCAGAAAAAGCAGAATTTTGTTTCTCTTTTTTAAGAGATAATTTTTTTAATTCGTCTAGAGATAAAGATTTCTTTTCTACTTCTGCAATAAAATCCTCAAGACCTAAAATATTTCCTTCGTCACTAAAAGCATATCTATCTGTATGCTCCAGTCCGTTGTGATATGGCATATTAAGAAAACTACCAACTTCCCAATCAGATTCATTTCCTTCTCGTAATAATTTTTCTTGCTTAGGAAACACCTCACAATGCCCAAGGCCCATGAAAGAAGCAAGTTCTCTTATCTTATGATGAACAATACCTGCAGGCACATACTCTTTGAAAAACAAAAAGATGTGAGCGCCACCACTCTTGGATTTACTCACAATAAACGGCAGCTTTCGTTCTGCTAACTTGCGAGCTATCTCTACATGATCAAGGGGATATTCATCAACATCAATACACCCCCATTTACATTTGTCTTGATCATTAATAGGAAAGATACCTAGACTAGGCCAAGAGCCTTTTAAATGGTTTTCCCAAAGAGAATCCTCAACGGGTAGCTTTCTAATGAAAGTTTCCCCTTCTGTTTTGTTATCCTCTCGAAGACTCTCTTTAGGAGTGAACGTGCCATAGGCACGCTCTAAACCAAAAAAGATCTCTTTGAATTGTGAGACCCTTTGTTCCATTTAGAATGGAATGTCCCCAGATTGTTCTTCAGAACTTCCTTCCTCATCATACTTCGCAACTACTTTACCTTTTCTAACAGAATCATTAAAAGCAGAAGCAGTATCAAAGGTTTCCTCATCATTCAGAAATTCATCTTTTGTAATTTCCCAACCATACCAGTTACCTTTATCGTTTTTTTCTAATCTACTTTTAAGATTGTAGATACGATACCAAGAAGGAGCCAAGAATAGTTTATTCGTTTTAGGGTTTTGAATAAATTCATTCTTCAAACTATACGCCCAATTTCTTGCATGCTTTAATCCTGTCTTTGACATAGATAAGATTGCAGGTTGTGGAGTTGTGCCCCCAAGAATAAGAACATAAAAGTTTGCTGTTTCTTCTATGTAGTTTCCATTAGGTAAACGGAACTTTCCGTCATCCCCACGAACAGCATCCCTAGGTTTACTTTGTGGAGTGAATACATTCACAGGAGCACTTGATCCTGTTCCTCTATCTTGCCACTCTGGCCATTCTTTTACATAACCACAAACTATAACTTTAATGCCGTCTGCTCCATATACGTTATTGCCAGCACTATTAAAAATACGACCAGGTTTTGCACCATCTACGTATTTGTCATGTCCCTCTGTAACTTCATCAGAGTTTGATTGTAGGAGTTTCAATCTAGGTGTAGGCAGATCATCTGTTGTTACAGTTTCTAAACCTACTCCTGATAATTTTACCAACTCTTCCATTTTAGAAGCGGGTAAAGTTTCTGCCTTTGTGGTGACAGCACCATTTGCTTTATTATTTGTCATTTATTATTTGTCCTTTGTTATTTCTTTTGTTCGATCTTCACTTTTTTAAAAGTGTAAACTCCAAATTTTTCTTGATCAACAGATGTCATCGAACCCTTGGCAATCTGTTCTTCTAATAATTTGGAGAGTGTATTCCAAGGCACTGCTTTCTTATTGCTTGGGTACAGACCACGGTCTTGTAACTCATGCATAAGATTACTTGCATCAGAATCTTGGCCACGTCCAAAGGTCAACTCTACTTTGTTCTTAATCACATCATCAAGACCTAGTTCTTGTAATCTAGAAAAACAATAGTCTTCATTTTCCATTGTGATGTTTGCACGTAGTTGATCTTTGACGGAAACTTTTGAACCATCTAATAGTGTTAAAGATTTAACACCAGCGGTTTCAATCATTGAAGGAATAACTTCATTTTCTAATTGAAACTCTCTGTCTTTAAGCTGTTTAATTTCAGCTTCTTTGTCAGTAATGCTTTTACGAACATTATTTAATTCGTTACAAGCTTCGCCAACATCTTTTACATCTGAACTATCTAAACTATTAATTTGAGATTGCTCTAATGCTTTATCTAATAGACCCATTTTAGACTCCTTATTTTAATTCTATTGTTATAGGAATATATATAGCACTCTCTCTGTCCCATTTCAAGACATTAAAATTATTATTTGTAATTTTTGCAGCTACAGCACAGATAATGCCAATTAATACGGGGTCTCCCATCAATAATAAATAATCTTTTGATGTGAAATCTTTTAGTTTTTTTTCAATTGAAAATACAAATCGAGAAGAATTTACCTGAATTTGTTTTGGATTTTCGAACATAATAATTGGTGTTCCAAATCTTTCACAATCAGAAATATCTCTGTAGCCACCATTCGGTAGTTTTGTGTTTGTCGTTACGTATACTTTATTCATTTTCTATCGTTTCTTTTATTGCTAATCCTATCAAAAAAGGAATCTGTGGTACAACAGAATTTCCTAAACATTTAAGTCTGTCCACCCTTTGGGGTACCCCATGAGCCACTCTACCCACATCGGGTTCAACGTCCCACCATCCAAGGGTTTCCTCACCTCGGGATGATTGCCCAACATCTTTTGCATTTTTGCACCCGGTCTTCCGCAAGCATCCTCGTTTGCAGTTGGTGTCGGCCACATCTGAACTGCAGCTTTGAGATTGTGCTGCACTGCTTTGTTTATTCCTTTTCTCTTTATCAACGTGTCCAGGTTCTCGTCCCCCTTGACTCTCGGTGTTGGCCATAGTCTCGGCTCTCTCACTTGATCCTGTAGTCTGACTTGTATTGGTTGACCGCTCGGGCGTTTCAAATGACCAGAGTCCAAAGCTTTCTTTATCCCCGGAAGATTGCTCCCTCCCGCTACTGCGTCTGGAGTTCGCCACAACCCAGACTCTTTCTCTTTTGTGGTTTGCACCGACGCTAGAAGCTGAAATACTAAACGTCCTTGCGGAGTAGCCTTCACTCTCCAAGTTCTCGAGTACGGTGTCGAGACCGAGTTTAATATGCCCACCAACGTTTTCTCCAATGACCCAAGTAGGTCGGAGTTCTTGGATAAGTCTAAACATTTCTGGCCAGACGTGTCTCGGATCTTGCTCACCTTTTTGGCTACCTGCGACGGAGAAAGGTTGGCAAGGATATCCTCCTGTGATGATGTCGATGGTATCAATTCCGTCTGTTTTAAGTTTGTCATAATTTAATTCCTTTACGTCACCATAGATGTGTACATCTGGAAAATTCTTTTTTAAAATTTGCTGACAGTATTTATCAAAGTCACAAAATGCGACTGTTTGTACTAAACCAGCAGACTCTAATCCTAAAGAAAATCCGCCTATTCCACTGAATAAATCTAAGTGTTTTAACATTCTATAATTATATCTATAATAGATAGAATATTTAGAGTAGTATTTCAACTATGAAATATTTTATGTTGATATGGTTATGTTTAAATGATCCTGTTATCTCTCTAGAAAACACCTGTATTCAAGAACAATATGGAAGCACATTTAATTCTTTAGAAGAGTGTCGAATGGCAGCTAATTATATTTATAACAATATAAAGAATCCAGATTTATATATGACTTCTTTTTGTTCTGCAAAAAACTTGACAAACATATAGGTTATCCTATATAAAGAAATTAGAAAGTTTAAAACATATGTATCCGAATTTTAAAACGAAACCGTTTAATCATCAATTACAAGCATTAGGTTGTAGTTGGGACAAAAAAGATTTTGCCTACTTCATGGAAATGGGAACAGGTAAATCAAAAGTATTAATTGATAATATTGCCATGCTCTATGATCAAGGACAAATCAATGCAGCTGTAGTGATTGCACCGAAAGGTGTGTATCGCAACTGGGAGCGATTAGAAATTCCTAATCACTTACCTGATCATATTCAAACAAGAGTGACTACCTGGGTAGCACCAAGTTCTCGAACAAAAGAAGATAAAAAAAATATTGATAACCTATCGAAAACTTTTGATGGCTTAGATATTTTCTTGATGAACGTCGAGGCTCTATCAAGTAAACCCGCTGCTGAATTCTTAGCGAGTTATTTAAACTCTACAAATAGTTTATTAGCAGTGGATGAAAGTACGACTATCAAAACACAAAGCGCAGGCCGTACAAAAAATATTGTCAAAGCTGCACGTCTAGCGAAGTATAGAAGAATATTAACAGGTTCTCCTGTCACAAAAAATCCTTTGGATTTATATTCGCAGTGTGCTTTTCTTGATGAAGACTTGCTGGGCTTTAGTTCTTATTGGGCATACAAAGCGAGGTATGCTATTGAAGTCAAACGTCATACATCAACTCATGCGTTTCCTCACATTGTAGGATTTAGAAATTTAGATGAACTATCTCGTAAGCTAGCGTTCTTTTCTTTTCGAGTATTGAAAGAAGATTGCCTAGACTTGCCCGCAAAGATTTATTCTCCCCGGCACATTGAACTCAGTAAAGAACAAGAGAAAGCGTACAATGATCTAGCGACATTTGCGATTGCGCAGCTCGAAGGACAAACACTCACGGTCAATAATACAATGACCATGCTACTACGATTACATCAGATTACGTGTGGTTATCTGCCCACGGACGACGGACAAGGCGAACCTATTCCTTTGAAGAACAATCGTATGGATGAATTGCTAAGTGTATTAGAAGAGACAGAAGGCAAGGTTATTATCTGGGCAAACTATCGTTATTCTATTTTTGATATTGAAAAGAATTTAAAAAAGAAATTTGGAGAAGATACTGTTGTGACATACTTTGGAGATACCAAAGATCAAGATAGACAAGAGATTGTAAAAACATTTCAGGACGAAGAAAGTCCTGTACGATTTTTCGTAGCAAACCAACAAACAGGTGGCTATGGATTAACACTGACTGCTGCTAGCACTGTTGTATATTATTCTAATAATTATGATTTAGAAAAAAGAATACAATCAGAAGATAGAGCGCACAGAATAGGTCAAAAGAATAACGTGACCTATATAGATATAATTTGTGAGAGTACAGTTGATGAGAATATTGTATCAAGTTTACGAAATAAAATTGACTTAGCCTCACAGTCATTAGGAGAAACATTAAAAGAATGGCTAATAGAAAGCAAAAAGAAAAAATAACCTATTACTTTGCTTATGGTTCAAACATGAATCATGATCATATGAAAATGAGGTGCCCTCAATCTAAGTATGTGGGAACATATACTTTAGAAGGGTATGAATTAATATTTAGAGGAGTTGCTGATGTGCAACCTAATCCTGATAAATCTGTGACCGGGGCATTGTTTCAAATCACACAAGATTGTGAAAGAGCCTTAGATATTTATGAAGGGTACCCTCACCTTTATACAAAAAAATATCATTGGCAGTTTCATGGCAGTGAGGACAAATACGTAGACGATAAGATTATGTTTTACAGTATGGTAGATAAGCACGTCGTCTATCCTCCTAATGAAGGCTATCTCAGCACAATTGTTGGAGGATATCAAGATTGTGAATTATCCACAGATCCTTTACAGGCAGCTGTAGAATTTTCTGCAGAGAGACTTGACTAGATTACATAATAATATATATTTATATAACAGGAGAAAGAAATGACGGACACAAACAAATATAAGTCGATCATTGTAAGAATAGAAACACACTCAAAGCTAAAAAAATTAGCGGGTAAGGATCGAAAGATCTCAGGTATTGTTTCTCAATTGGTTGACAAAGAATACAGTAAGGTAAAAAATGTCTAGTATTTACAGTTTACCTAGTAAAGCTTTTAGAATTCAACTAAAGATTTCTATGGCGATGAGTAAAATCTCTAGCCACTTTGATAACGGCTATCAGAATTTTAATGGTTTATGGGTTGCTCCAGAGAACCGAGATAGGTTTGAGCAACTAAGAAATAGAAGAAAAAAGATCTTGGAGAAATATCCTTCAGGATCTCCTCAGTAATGAGGAGAGGGGATATATAGTAATAACAATTTTAGGGCCTATGCATCGGCTCGGAAAGGTATATTGCTAAAAATCTTAGGTGTAGTGTCTCTTGCAAAAATCTATATCTAAAGAATATCCCCTCCCCTGATTACTGATAGCGAGAATCGGTAATTATCTCAAACGTCTACCTCCCAAGCAGATGGATGAGATCTGACTTGCTCTCGCAAGACCGATCAAGGGGGCACGACCATTATATCTCCGCAAGATATATGCTCCCTTGGTTCAAGAAAGGAAAAAAATGAAAACTTTAGTTGAAACCCATTTAGAACAAATATGTAAAAAACGAGTTGATACGATAGTAAAGAAGTTAAAAGATAATAATTACTCAAGATATAAAGACAAAGAATATACCTTAGATTTTCTTGAACTTTTATTTTCTTCTCATAGTCTTTTTTATGGACCTAAAAAAACCGAGAGCTTATTTAAAAAAATGGAACAAGCTGCATCTAAAAAATACAATTAGGAGAAAATAATGATAAATTTATTAAAAGAACTATCTGTTGAAGAATTAAAAAAACTTATGATTTTATTAAGTCAATTATCAAAAAGAGAAAAATTAACCCTTGAAAAACATGTAGTTTCAGAGTACCAACGTCGATCAATAAGACTTTAGGAATTAATTATCTATTTAATTCCTCTTGACTTTTCCCTATTAATTTATCCACAAAAACTATATAAATATACATAAGAGCGGGAGTATTTCCCTGTTTCGATCTCCCGCTTTTACAAGGACAACATTATGTTGAACGAGATAAAAACAAAAATCGTCCTCGCTGTCCAACGACAACGAATGTACGATCCGGTATTGAAAGATACAGTTGATAAAGTCTTAGTGACTTTCAACGACGGGAATGTAAATGGTTATCTTGCTGATGAGTGGGATAATATGTTGAGTCAAGTAGACTCCATGCTAGAGAAGGCTTTTATTATTGAACCGAAAGCTACTCGACCGCAGCTCGACTAACGCTGGCCTAGTTTTACGCCCTGATCTTTCGCTTTTTTGCAAGCACAGTCTTCGCCACAAGGACACTCGCCCTTGGATAATTTATTTTGTAATGAGGCTATATACAGATTTCTTAGCTCTGTTGGTAATAGGGATTCTATGTTTAGGTTATACTGTTTCATGCGAACCTTTAGTATATCAAAGTTCGTCAATAAATTTCTACTACTAAATTTAAATAAAT